GTCTGAAAGTAAGGCAAAAACTTCAGAGGATAACGCAAAATCTTCTGAAAATGCGGCAAAAAATTCAGAGGTTGCAGCGGAGACTACAAGAGAACAAATCCAGCAGATCATTGACAACGCTGGAGATCAGTCAACGCTGGTTGTTCTTGCGCAGCCGGATGGGGCGAGTAAATCGTACTCGAAAAATGCTCCTGTTTCATTGCTTCTGCGGAGAAACATCTTTGAGTACATGACTGAGGCGGATCGCAACACAATTTCAGCAACTGTCGGGGTTGAGGTCGTTGTAGATTATGCCCTTCAAGCAGCAATCGACGATGGTGTTATGGGGTTATATTTCCCCCCTGTTCCAGGCGTTTATGTTTTTGGGAAAAGCCTGGTTACACTGCCCGTAGGGTTTTCATTCGAAGGTAAATCAAGGAGAACGTACACAGCATATTCAGATGCATCATTCAATAACGTAGGTACTGTGTTCCGTTTATTTAATGGGGCATCAGCTATTTTCAAGCTAACCTCCCGACACACATTCAGGAGCGTTGTTTTTGATGGGCGTAATAAATCTGTTCCTCTTATGCGAGGTGACGACCAAACACAGTGGTGTCGATTTTATGACTGCGGAATACATCGCTGGGGTGTTGGTCTTGGCAACTCAAGCCCTAATGGCTACTCAGCCACGTTAATCGTCTCTGGCGGCACAATCTCAAGTAATAAGGTTGGGGTGAGAAACGTTATTGACTCCTTGTTTTTAGGGGTAACAATAAACGCCAATGAAGAGAATGGTGTTGAACTGATGTCGGGGGCAAATAACAACGCATTTATCGGTGTCAGGAATGAGTGGAATAACGGTGATAACTACTATGGTTATGGTTGTAAGCGAATCCTGATTCAGGGTGAGTTGATAGACCGAGCTGGCAAACGTGCAGTAGCTGCCGTAGGTGGTGCACAGTTTATCCTCTCTGGTGTAGCAGTGCAGCGTTCGGGAAGATTGGCAACAGAGGGTAGTGTGGATGATGCCCACTATTATATCGAAGGCGATGGTTCTTCTATCATAGAAACAGCAGTCCACACCACTACGGGTGCAAACGATGATGGGTCAGGAAGACAATCACCGACGTATATACTTGCCACTGGCGGTAGTTCTTCCGATGGTAAATCTTTCATCGCTTCGGCATCTAACCTTTCAGGTTACGCTGGAACTTCTTGGCTGCGTTCAGGATATGTTAAAGGGTTATCAGTGCTCGGTTGCTCTGGCGTGGATGATGTGAAGAACTTTGGTTTTCGCCGCATTGATGATGGCGTGCAATACCTCGGTGATTCCGTGCCATCCCTGTCGTTATCTGGAGCTGGTAGCACTGCTACACTGACCTTCAAAACAACAGAGAAGACTCTTTTAAGATATTCAACTGATTTCCTTGTTCGTACTCTGGAGTTTAGAGTGCGTAATAACACAAATTCGGGGGCCGTTGCGTATTACTCTGTCAACTTAATTATCTCTCGTGAGCAAGCGTCGGCTGCTTTAGCGGTAGATACAGCCTCTGTTAGAACTTTCTCTACTCTCGGTAGTGGAACGTGGGGGATCGCTTCCGCTTCTCCAACCGGGGTTTCTCTGGATTTTGCTATCTCTTCGGATGGTGCTACACTAACCGTTACACTTACGGCTATTGACTCTGCAAGTCGGCTTATTAACGCAAGATTAAGGGCATAACATGGAAACTGAAACTAACGACGCATTTGATATCTGGTACAAGGAAGTATGTACACTGTTGGCACAAGAAGGAAAGTGCGCACCGTATAAAATGGCATGGATGGAGTTTTATGAGCGAGGACTATCTGTGAAAGATGCTGCGGATCAGGGGCCTAGTGAAATAATTAGTTAGCAAGTTACAATTTATCAGTATTCTGTTTGCCATGCATAATACAAAAAGGGGCCGAATGGCCCCTTTCTTTTTATCAACATCACTGGATACAGAAAAGCGCCCAGCCGGGCGCTTTTGTCACTAGACTACTATTCTATTTCCTTTTCTGTACGCCGATATGTATGCCCTCTCTCTGATAAAATAATATCACCAAGAGCGTGGTGGTGAATTGCTTTATGCTACCACCTCCCACGATCCGGAGCCTCGAGACATAATGCAGTAACCAGCCTCAAGGGCGCTGGTGCCAGTACCACTTACGACAATCTCAACCAAAGTATCCTTCGTGTTGATGCCCGTCGCAACACCTACAGCAGTTAGGCGAGTGCGGGTTGATTCCCCTGCATCTCTGCCATTATACGTTTGAGAAGATACCCTTACGCCATTAACATAACACTCAACGATAACCGATCCAGTCTTGTCGCCAGCATCCCAGCGAATTAGTCCGAGAATTGCGTAGTTTTTCCCTCCTTTTTCACTTGAATCATGGTGCACGACGCGTGATTTCCATGCCGACCCAACTCTCGTCGGGAATGGCCCCATTGCCGCGATATCTCCCACAAAACTATTTGCTTCAACCGAGCCGCGGAATATCCCGTCGGTTGCGTCGATGATGCCATGAAATGAACCGCTATCAGCCTCAATGTGCCCCCTTACAGTTACGCCGCTGAACTCAGCATTCCCGTTTTTGTCTATTGACCATCCTCGACTACCTGAAACATAGTTGTTGGACTGAATGACGTTACCGATCTTCGCGTTGGTAATCGAACCGTCCTGAATAAGCGCGTTATTCATGAAAACCTGGTCATTCTGCACAACAAACGGCAAAGTGTACGCTCCAGACTCAGCATTTCGGATGATAGCGAATCTATCAGCAATAAACAGAACTTGCGAAACAACGTTGTTCCCTTGCGCGGTAAGCTGTAGGGCCATCCCGGAATTGTATTCCTGGCCGTTGTACTTCAATCCCAACTTCATCGTGTACATGGAACCAACGCCATTAACGTCTGCCCACGAGTCGAGTTTCTGATCTAACGCTGCGGAGTTCTTGCCAATCCTTGCTGATAGAGCCTCCTCGGAAGTAACGCGTGCCTCAGTTTCATTGGCCAGTGCCTCGTTAACTTGAGTTAATCCAGCATTGAGGTTTTCGTTGAACTCTGCCGAGATCTGGTTAACCTGCTGCACCCTGGCTTCCGTCTCATTTGCTATGAGAACTTCTGCGCGTTTAATTTCAGCTTTCCTCTTGCCATTCTCCTTTCTCATTATTCTAACATCGCCATCATTCGCCAACGCGTTTTGGATGATGCTATTCGCGTAGTCATTGAGTTTTGCCGCGCTATCCTGCGCACTCACCTGAAGTTCTTTCATCGCGTCGCTGTCGAGGATCTCATCAAGGATCGCATCCGTGATGGCGTTAACGTCAGTCGAAGACATGCCGCGAGCATAATCAGTCCACTCTGAAACGTTGCCGATCCGGTCTACGCTTCGAGCCTTATAGAAGTTCACGTAGCCAGCGGGCAAAATTGAATGCCAGTATTCAGCAGCCGGGTAAGGAATCAGTGTAAGCAGGCTTGCATCCTGATCGGTTCCGCTTTGCGACTGGTAAAGCTCAATGTATGCCGTGTCTTCCGCTCCTTCGGGCATAGCCCACTTAACGCGAATGCCAAAGATCTCATTGTCCGACGCAAAAAGGTTAATCGGGCCTTTTGGCGCTCCGACTTTCCCGGTCAGTGTGGCGGTTGCCAATGCAGACCACGGAGACGCTACATTCCCTCCGCTAATGCACCTCACGCGGGCCTGATACTCGCCAGCATAGATGCCTTCGATATCAACCTGCGTTGTCGCAGTGCGAGGAACGTTGTTCCAGTTACCTCCATCCTTGCGCCATTGCACCTCGTACAGTTTTGCATACTGCACGGCAGACCAGCCGATCACCATCGTCTCGACGCTCATTCCCTGAACAATGCGAGAAAACGAGCTAATCGTTAAGCCTTTCGGAGCGCCCAATGAATCCGGGTCGACAACCGAAGTTGGTCGGCCATCGGTAATTACCCCATTGTCGATCGCGTCATACTTGTTCGGATCGTACTGCGTAGCCGTGATAGCAAAGGTGAATTCGTCGTCATCACTACCCTTTTCAATCCTGGTTACTACATACTGTTCCGCTGCAAGCTGATCGCTCTCAATCAGGAATACACTGTCAGGCGCAACGTCAAAGTTATACCCAACATTTAGCGTGAGGGTCTTACCGTCCGCCGAAACGTTGGCGATTGTGCGGCGCACTGGCTTTCCGTCGTCGGTATTCAGGATCAGAGTGTCGCCAGCCTTTGCGTCGCAGCGGTAGGCCAGGAACACTTGCACGCCAGACACTTCCATAACGCGGCCTGATAGCACCAGGTTAAAGGCCGATTGCCAGTGCGGATCTGCAACGTAAATCACGTCGCCGCAAGAAGGAATCATGCCTTCCAGGCCAGTAGAAAACGAAACGGTTGTAGCGCTTAGGTTCGTTTGCAGAATCCAACGCCCGCGGCGGTTCGCCTCAGTCCTTCTGGTGCACCCGATCGCTGTAATGCTCGTTGGGTTATGGCCAAATCGCATGGCCGCATCCGGGTTGAAAACTGGTTCAACATCCTGTTCATACTGGTTTTCTTCGTCGTCGAACATAACGTTGCACGATGTATACATCGTCTTTTCGCTTGGGAACGTCCGAACGAACACGCCATCAACGACGTTATCAGCCGTAAACAGGTACACAGGATCGCGCGGCTTATCGACGATGATCGATAGGCTTTCACCGTTGTAGAACGTCATTCCACGGAATGCGGAACAAATATCCCTTACCAACTGGAACGCCTCAACCTGCGACTGAACAATTACATCCATTAAATAGCGCGGTTCCATCCCGCCGCGATTGTCAGGAACAAGTTCATCACAATATTGCGCCACCTCATACAGCGACCACTTATCAACCGGGATTCCTAACTCACGCTGGTCTAAACCATAGCGCTGATTCATGATCAGATCATAAAGAACCCAGGCCGGGTTATTGCTCCACGCCCACTTGAAAACACCGTCCCACGTTCCGGAGTACGTGCGATTAATCGGATCGTAGTTGTTCGGAACCTGGATAATCTTCCATTTCTTTTTGAGTGAGATAGTGGGGATCTGGTTCTGGAACAGATCGCTATCGAACTCAACGTAAAGCATGGCCGTTAACGGGTAGCGGAATTTTGCATCAATAACTTCAGCGTAGGATTCAACCCGGAAAGCGTCGACAACTTTCACCCCGTCAGCGTCCGGCGTTACTCGACTAACGCGGATAAGCACCTGCGACGTGAAGTTTTGCGGCAGGTTAACGCGAATGCTCCGATCGTAACCGCCAGTCGTGTTCTTACCGTCAATCTTGCCAGTTAGGTAGGTCTGATAACTTGCACCATCCACCGCCATCTCGATCTTGTACTCAACAACCGATCCGACCATATCTCCGTTATCTTTTTGAGTCAGCACGCGCGGCCATAACAGGCGAAAGCGGATAGCGGAAAGATTCTTGTTAGATACGGTAAGCGTATATGGCGTGTTGTGAGTGACTTCACGAGCAACCTGGAACTCAGCGCTTGATTCGCTGAAGCCCTGGATGTAGTCCTGCGTTTGCGTGCCGGGGCGGAACTCTGCAATCACGCCCTCATAGTTGAATGTTCCATCCTCGTTCTGAACCGGGACGCCGCCAAAATGCAACTGCTTCAGGCTGAAGTCGTTAACTACCTCTCCATCCGAAACAGCAAGCAATAACTTGATCTTATCTTTTGAGATCAGGTTATCTGGCATTTCTACGGGAGTACGTGGCTTGCTTGAACCGCCCTTGCGGGCCTTGATATTATTCATCGTTTAGCCTCCTGTTAATAGTATCGCAATTGTACACGACAAAAAGCCCGGAGGCTACGCCCCCAGGCTAAAAAGCGAATGGCTTAATTAGTTGTTGTCTTCTGCGTAAGATCCAGAACCGAACAATGCGCCGCCAGCCAATCTGTAACCGTATGGCAACTGGATTGGATACCCGGCCGCAGTGGTATTAATCGGCCCGCCGAACGCATACGATGGCTTATTCTCAGGTGATTCGCTCGCCCGCATGTTACCGCCCATCTGTGGAGCAATCATCTGCATTACGCCACCCAAAACCATTGAGCCACCAGCCATAAAAGCCGCCGACGAAAAAGCGCCCATAGCCGCCAGCGAACCGCCGCCAGTAAAGAAGGCTGCAACCATAATCGCCGCTCCGATAACGACCTGCAACAACCCGCCGTTCTTTCTGGCTCTTGGGATTGGGATGATTCTAATCTCCCTTGCCACGGAGAAAGTAGCAAAGTCGTCCGTGCTGATTGGTTTTCCGTCTGCGATGATGCCGAAGCGCATGTTTGAACCAACTTTGCTCTGCATGAAAGGCTTAAACCCTTCCACCTGGTAAGACAGCGCCCGGATACATTCAGCAACCGAATCAACCGCAAGTTTGTGGAATACGCCGAACCGACGCCCCAGAGAACCCGAAAGTTTAATCGTCTTTGTATGTGATGCCATGTTTAAGCTCCTTGTGCCTGCAAATTAAAACCTTATGCTGCTCGTACCATCCAGAATAGATATCCCGGCGAGACAGCTTGCCATATGCGTGATGAAGGATGTTGTTATTTCCAACGTAAATCCCCGCGTGATTCCATTTCTCCGCCTGAAGCTGAAAAATGATCATATCGCCAACTTCAGGCTCGCCAGTATTTTCAATGAACCCGTCCTCTTGCCAGTAGTCCTGGTAAAGATTCTCTTTGTATTCCGGCTTCCACCATTCGAACGGAACCCGCCGATCTTTTAGCGTGACGCCGTGGCGCTTGTGAAAATCCATAATAAGGCCATAGCAATCGTAAGCCCCCAGCGCCCAGGGTCGACCAATCAGCGGGCGGCGCTTCGGCTCAATGATTCGCATATCGCCTTCCGGGATGGAGACGATAACCCACGACAAGCCAGACTCATCACAGAAGCATAAATCAGTGGCGCTTGGGGTCGTGGTTGCCCCATCGCCAGTGTGGGAATGAACGAAGGCGATCGGTTCCCCATCCATTGCCGCCATCGCATACTGCGTTTCGTCCGGCATTGATTCGTTCTCAGGATCTGGAGAAACGTTGTCTAGTCGGTGATATTTTTGCACGCGTGATTTTTGCGTTACCAGCCCGGCGCATTCGTGCGGGTAGACTTCCTTCGCGTGCTGCATGATCTGCATTTTAATTTTCGGAGTCAACATATTAGCTACCACTCTTTAACGTTGCTGTCGCACAACCGCCGAAACTCAACGGCTCATTACCAAAACGAAGCCTACAGGAAGAAACCAGGCCACCACAAACATCTTGCGACGGGTCGTCAACCCTGTTTCCTAACTTGTCGAAGTATCCGTTCTGCCCGTTGTAGTCGCAGCCTTTGCCAGACTTGTACCACCCACGCTGCGCCCAATAACAAACGGTTTGCGTTAGGCGTGCCGGGATCATTAATCCATCCATATCAAACACGGATGTTAATTCGAACGTTGCCTTTTGCGGGTCGACCTGTTTTGGGCGCTCGATGTAGTAGACAAATCGCCTAAAATCGCCCTCTTTAACGCTGCCGTCGTTTTGTAGCAATTCCTTGACCAAAACCCATACCGTAACTTTGGCTTGCATAAGGCCGTTATAGGCGCGAATAAGAGCACTCGCTTGCGCATCAATATTGCTAACCGTCAGCGTTGGCTTTTCCACTGTGCCATCGCTCGACATTGCGATCCCGCCCAGGCCGAACGGGCGCGGGCCGTACTGCTCGCCGCGAAACGTGATCATTTTGGGCTGAAGCGTTCCGCCGTTCACCGCCGCTAAAAGCTCCTCGGTTGTATAGGCGACGTTCTCGTTATGGAATCGGTAGACCTGCCCGCCGAACTTTGTGGCGTCGATATCGATCAGCGTTAGGATCTCGCCGGGGAAAAGTTTTTGTAAGCAGTTCGCAAACTCTTTTGAAACATTGGCTGTCATCGTAAGCCCTCCTCTAATTGACTCCAGATCATAGGCCAAAAAAAAGCACCCGTAAAGGGCGCTTTTTGATTATCCGGCTGAAGTGAAGCGTTCGGCGAATTCAGCCGTTACCTCAAACACCCCGCCACCCTGCGGCGCAAGGTTAACGGAGTCGGCAGTTACGACGAATACGCCCATTCTTCCATCCGGTGCCTTCCACACAAAAGGCTTTGTTACGTGATCCTGACAGAAGTTATAAACCTCCTCCCAATCTGAACCGCCATAAACGATCGTAACCGTCCTGCGCTTTGTGTTAATTCCGCTCGATGCCGTTTGGATGTAGCCGTTTCCGAAAACAATCGATCGAATGTTGTTGGAGATGGCGACCTTTGCCGCCCCTCCTTGAATTTGTGTACACCATTTAAAGGAATCCACTACTACCTCCTCGTTTTCTCATTGACGAACTTCGCAATGCGCCCGTTTTGGCTCAAAGCCTCGGTGAACATATCGTTCACGATCTGCCTTACTCCCTGCTCTAACCCCTTGCTATCCTGACCGGAACCCATCGTGATGTTAATATCACCGATAGTGAACACCATAGCCGCCGACGCTGCGACGTTGCCGCCGTTGGTAATTCCAGATCCGGAACTTGCGTTACCTCCAACCAGGCCGCCACTTGCATAGCCGCGCATTAGTCGGTATAGGTTTTCCGGGCCTAACCTTTGCGTCGCCTCCTTCGTGAACACGAATTCCCCACCGTGAACAACGCCTTTTGGCTCATACTTCCCGCCGTCGCCAGTGTAACCGCCGCCAGAAAATCCCTTGCTGAACATGTTGGCGAAGCTGAACGTACCACCACCACCAAACGCGGCAGAAAGCGAGTTAAACAGCGCCATCTTGATAAGCATGTTGGTAATGTCACCGATAACGCTTCTTGCGAAGTCGCTAAAGCTGGCTTTACCAGTCATAACAAAATCAGTCAGCACGCTCGCCATGCCGTTAAATGCGTTTTTAGTAATATCCCCGATGTTGGTGTATACGTCATTAACTTCGTCGCCAATGTCAGCCCACGCGTGAGTAAACCCGGCCTTCCAGTTCATCATTTGCGCATCTTGCTGTGCGTAGAATTTATCGCTTGCGGCCTGCATCGCTTTAAATCCAGGGTCACTTAAAGATCCGCCGCTGTTTTTCCAGTCAGCCGCCATCTGCGCATTGGCCCGGTATCTCTCCTGCTCCTTGCTACCCATTCCGGCGGTATCCTGTAGCGCTTTGGTTTTCTCAGCCATCTGGTTTTGATACTTGGTAGACTTGTCAAGCAAGGCGTTCAGTCGCTGCTGCTGAACAATCTGATCTCCCACGATGGCCTTTTGTTCCGCCATGTACAGGATATTCTTTTTGTTCGCCAGCATCTGCTGTTCGCTTTGGGTCAGTTTTCGCTTCTGGCTTGCCTCTTCCAAAACCTGGAATTTAGCAACCGTCTCGAAGTAGTCTTTGCGCTGCTGGCTGATCTTGTCGTCAAGCCCTTTGTGCTGCTGCAAAACCTTTAGCTGCGCCTGTAGCGATAGCAGTTCAGCCTGATACTGCTCATCAATTTTAACGCCCGCGTCTACCTGCTGCTTCCTGGCGTTGCGGTTTTTCAGGATATCTTTTTCTTCCTGATTTACGCGATCCTTCGTTTTACTGCTGTACCCACCGGAAAGGGTTTTATCCTTCGCGGCGTCAATGTACCCCATCTCTCCTTTAGCAATCCTTGCTTGCTGCTCCGCGATGGTTTTTGCAAGAGTGGCTGATTTGGCTTTCGAGTCCTTGATTAGCTGCTCCTGCTGCGCCAGAAATTCATTCCCAAAGTCTCCCATGCCGGGAATTTTCTGTAGTTGTCGGCCAGCGTCAACGATGAACTGCGCGATCATGGCGTCGCCGTCGGCAATCAGCTTTCTGATCGTGTTGATGATTGCGGACACCGTGTCAACGATAAGGTTTAGCGCCCCTACCGTGTGATCGCCTACCCATTTCCACGAGTCAGCCGCCCATTTTTTAATATCCGTCCACATCGTTTCGAGCGGCGTTGCGCTGTCCGCGATATCTTTAAGGCGCTTATCCATAGTGTCAGCAAACAGTTTTGTCGCCGCATCTGCTGCTTCCGTCTCGCCTTTGGTTTTACGCAAAGATTCGATGTAGGTTAGCTGCCCTTCCTTCAGGAAATTAAACTGCTCATTCAGATCGGCAAGCCCCTTAACCGGATCCTTTGCGATAGAGTAAAAGTAACCAGTAATGGTCTTTTCGCTTTCCCCGGTCTGCGCAGACCATTCCGCCGTAGTCTTCGTGATCGCCTTAATCTGGTTAATGCTGTATTTTCCAGATTGAGCCAGTGACGTTGCGATCGCCTGAATGCTGCCAATCGTGGCCGATGAGTTTTTGTTAATCTCTTCGGTTAAGGCTGTGATCTGCCCGGTGGTTGTCGCAGCATAGCCACCAGTCAGCACCAGCGCATTCGCCAGTTCTCGTTGCGCTTTCCAGGAGTCATAACCAGCTTTAGCGATTGCTGCCAGCGCGATACCCAACGACGCAGCGCCAACCGTTAGCGGGTTGATGTAGCTCAACAACACCTTAAACGTATTGCTCAAGCCGCCGAAGCTATCCTTGATTTGCCCGCCCTGCTGCACCGCAACCAGCCAGATTGGCATACCTGAAGCAAGCGACGTTACAATGTCAGTGATCTGCATCGGTAACTGGCGCATGGCCATTTTATATTGCCCGGCAGAAATGCCAGCAAGGCCCATAGCGTTTTGCTGTTTCTTTAATGCCTGCTCTTGCTGTTTCAGCGCGTTAATGAACGGGGCCGCTTCCGCAGATACGCCCAATTGCGCCGCCTTCATTTCCAGCAGTTCGGCGCGTGTTTTCCCGATGGAGTCAGCCTGCTGTTTCAGACTGGCGACAAAATCACGCCCGGCGTTTGCCGCCTTCTGCTTTGCCTCCGCCTCTGCGATTGCTGCGCGACCTTCTTCAGTTAGCGCCGCCTGCTGCCGCCGGAGTTGGTTGGTAGTAGATTCGATGATAGCGCCCAGGCGGAAAAATTCCTTATCCGGAACAAGCCCCAAAGCCCATGCCTTATCAAGTTCTTCTGTAGCTTTGCGCAAGTTGGCCATTTTTGAGATCGTGGGATCGATGGCGCTTGCGATCCTGCTAAAGCTGGTTTTTGATTTATCTGTCTCTTGCTTCTGGCGCTGCAACGCGCGGTTCATTTCCTCGGTCTGCGCCGTGGCCCGCCTTTCAGCGTCCGCAAGTGACTGTAGGCCAGCGCCCGTTTGCTGGCTTTGGTTTTTCAGTTCTGCGAGTGATCGTACCGCTTTGTCAACCTGCGAAACGTCAACGCCAAACGTCAACCCAGCTACTTTATCAGCCATGTTTAGCCCCCATATGAAAAAAGCGCCCGTAGGCGCTTATTTGGATTTCTTGTAAATCTCTTTCAGGTATTCACCCTCAAGGATTTGCAAGTCAAGTAATGCCGCTTCTCGATTGTCGATTTTATACAATTCGAACAGCATAGGCAACGTATTATAGTCAAGCCCCGTCGGGCCATTCATCCCCATTCGCCACTGCGTTTGCATGGCCTGGAATAGCTGCCAGCTTTGGGCGGTCTGTTCATCAAAATAGATCGTTTCAAGATCTGCTTCATAATCCGATCGCCTTAACCCGTACTCGGCAAGCTGGCGATCGGTTAGCTCAGGCTGAAGCGTGAGGTAAACAGCCCGCCTTAAACTTTTGCACGGTGGCCCGCAAGCGCGGCCATGTAAGTTTGTGGCAGTGCCATGACGAACGCCGGGAAGTGAGCGCAAAGCCAGGAAATGTTTTCATCGCTGAATTCATCATCCAGATCCCAACCTTCAGCCATGAAGCGGATAAACTCGGCGTTACCCTTTGGCGCTTTATCTTCGCTCTCATAGAAGTCTTTCATCTCATCGGTGGAGCGGTGTTTTACGGTCATGGTGATGGTTGCTTCTTTGCCGTCGGGGCAAGTAAAGGTTACTGGCAATTTGAAAGAAGGGAGATTTCCGCCGATTTGAATTTTGAATTTAGCCATTTTGTTAACTCCTGATTGGTTTGTGTTATTCGCTATTATGCACAAAAAAAGGCGAGGCACAAGCCCCGCCATTTAATTACACGGCAACCGGAAGGAAGACGTGAGCACCTTTAAGCGCAATGTTAAGCGTTACCGTTTCCATCTCGTTAACAGCCGTGGAAGGAATGTCATCGAAAGATGCAATTCCAGACCAGTAACGAACCTCGGAAGCTCGCGGGATATACATGTACATCGCTCTCGCCTGCTTGCTGGCGTCGGCTGAACGTAACACAGGGTAGATCGCGTTACTGTAATCGTGCGCAAACGTGTAGTTAAGCGTCACCGCCGACTTGTAAGTAGGTTCAGATTGCTCGCGCTCATCGCTAAGGCACTGATAGTTATAGAACTGCTGTTCGTTGCCGTCTTTGCCTAAATCCTGAATGCAAGGCAATTCGACCCAATCAGTGATCACGCTCACGTTACCAGTGGCTGCGCCGCCCGGATACTTGTTAGTGTCGGAGGTGTCGAACTCTTCCAGCGTTGCCACTCCTGCTGTCACTGCTTTTACGCGAGCCACCTTGTTAACGAAGTCGCCCCAGGTGCAATCGGTGAAGATCACAATATCTTTCACCTTCAGCTTGCCGTCCGCCACTGTGATTTTTGGGTTTTTCGCGTCGTTGGTCATTGCGGTAAACGGAATCGTCGCACCGCGAGCCTTCTCAAAGAAGACCTTTGCACCGTTTGGTAAATGCATGTTGAATACTCCTGTTTTGATGAAAGTTTAACAACGCCATTATGCCTATATATTTACAGGCTGGCAAGAAATTATAAGCACCTCTAAGATCGGTCAGGTTGATGGATAACCGCTTTCCTCCACGCTATCGCATCTTACTGTGAACCGAACCGGAAAGAACCACCCCGTTTCGTGCTTCTGCACGCCGTGTACCTCCGCCCACTCGCTCACATATAACTTACCGTCACGATCAACAATCTTTCCTTCAGGGAAGGATTTTGCAACGCGTTGGGCGATAATCCTCGCGCGGTCTGTTCCGATCCCAGGCTTAAAGATAACGTCAATCTGAACCATCGCCAGATAGACTCGGCATTTCCTTGACAGGTCAACCGATCTTGAATCCGCCTCGACGTAGGAGGCTTTAAGGTAGGTTTCCCCGCCTTTCGGGGGGATAAAGTTAACGTTATCGCCTGCGACCTTTAACCCGTTCTCGGCGGCAAATTTAGCCACTGCCGCCTTGCATTTTAACGCCATCTCATAATGCATTTTTCGCCCTCGCTCGCTTGATTGCTTCAGTAACATAAACGCCCAACCGGATCGCAACAACGCCCATAACGCCATTGGGAGCCTGCTTTGAATGGCCGTATTCCAGCGCGTTCGCATAGATTAGCATGTTACTGAACCAGATCGAAGTGATCCCAGCCCCTTTTGCGTATAGTGCAATGTTGGCTTTACCGTTCTGGATCGTCTTTTCTCCAGTTTGGTCGTATGCGTTAATCGCGTAAAGCGGGGCGCGGTTAAAGGTGATTTGCCAGTTACCACGGAAGCGCCCTGTATCCACCGGAGAACGCATTACAAGGTCGCGGTGAATATCTTCACACGTAAACCTTACAACGTCCTCCAGCGCATCACCAGCGGCCTTACACCATGCATCAATAGCCCCTGTGAATTCACGGATAGTGTAATTAGCCATAAGTCGCCACCCTGCGTAAAACTGGACGGTAGGCGACAACGGTTCCCGTTGGTTTTACCGGACGGGCATTAACCACGCGGTAGCGCTCGCCGTCTACTTCGATTTCATCACCCTCCATGATTGGCACATCATGAGTGAAAAACCCGCGCTTATCGCCAGCGAGGATGGTTTCTCCGTTAATGTCACGGTCATTTACATCCCTGATCGCGCCCTTGATTGTCGTTACCACCTCTCCAGGAATGATATCTTCCCCGGTTTCCGGATCGATTCCGCCGCCAGCGCCTTTCGTGTACTTGTTGAACACGCCGTCAGCGTCGCTGAAGAACTTAATGCCCGCGCTTGCGTATTCCTGGATTTGTTTGTAGTCCATAGTGTTCACCCATCCATTCCGCAGCGTCGCACGTTCCCGGCGGTAAGCAGGCCGAAGCCACCGCCTCGCATTTTGAGCATTCGCCAGTACATTTTTCCCCACGGCGTAGAAAGCATTTCGCTGTCGCTTGACGCCGATACGCGATCGAAGGTTTGGGAAAACTCCCCGGTCAGGGTGAACGATGCCACTCGCTGCGTGTAAGATCCCAGGCTTTCGCCTTCTTGCTTCATCGCGCCGTCCAAAAACATTAGGTGCATGGTCATAAGTGCGATCGCTGTAACAATGGAATCCCCAAACCTTGATTTGCAAACGAACTCTTCGGCAAGCACAACCCACGCAGACAGCAGTTCATCTGGAACTCCTTTAAGCGGAGGTGCAAGGCTGCGCATTTTATCGATCACATCTTGAATTGTGTAACTCATGGTCGATCTCCTGATATGAAAAAGGACGCCGAAGCGCCCTTTATTGGTTTTTGTTATTCCGCGCTTTTAGGCTGCACGATCTCTTTCGCTTTCGCCTTCACTGCTGCGATGTATTCGCGCGTGCGTTTCGGATTGTCGTAGAACTCGACGCGGCCTTTGAAGATTTCGTGGCGGAAGCGGTCGATTTCGTTTTCCGGCACTTCAAAAACCTGCTCATAGACGTAATTTTTGCCTTTATAGCGAATTGCACATGCACCAACGTTTTGTAGTTGAACAACCTGCGACGCCTGTTCGGCACTGGTGGTTTCTACGGTTTCGACGGTTTCTACGGTTTCGACGGTTTCTACGGTTTCTTTTTTACTGGCCATTGTTAATGCTCCATTGGTTTACTTTAGGTTTCAAATTAAAGCACATTGTAGAATGCAATGCAATAAAAAAGCGCCAGAAGGCGCTTTTTGATTAAATCCCGGTGAGAATCGCAATAGTCAGCGGGCGGTACACGATGAGACCAGTGCATTTGGAGGTGCAAGGAACTTTGAAATGCAGGTCTTTCGGCTGCATCGGCAGCATGTTGAACCGCTCAGGGATCTCGATGCTCATGTTCATTGGGTCTTTTTCGTATGCCAGCACGCCTTTGGTGCCTGCGCCGTCAATATCTTCCAGCTCCGCCATCGCCGTAATGGTGATGTTCGGGTGGTTCTTGGTGAACCAGGTCAGATAAGAGTCGCCGCTAGTGTCCGGCATCTTTTTCGTCAGAAGACGACGCTTAGACGGAGGAATCACGATGTTGGTCGCGTGATGGCGGCCCAGCGTAGTTTCTTCGATCATGTTTAGCAGGTCTTCCAGATCTTCGAATGCCTTTTCAGCCGCTGCTGCGTCATCGCCCCAAGCCGCGCTGGCGGTCATGCGGTTAATGTTCGGATGGTTGAAAACGCTCACGATGCCGTGAGGAGCGGAGCCTTTGAACACCAGATCATTAACGAGCGTCTCATGACCTTCGCGGGCCAGAGTTGCCTTGCGATCGCTCAGGCTGGAACCCAGCGCCGCGCCAGTTTTAATTTCGTCGATGGAAATAAACCACGCGTTACCCAGGCGGAAAACTTTCCCTGACTTCTCTTTCGCCATCGCTTCAACGGTCGGCAGATCGTCGGTGTAATCGGCGATAATTTTCGCAGAAGTTACGCCATCGAATTCGAGCCACTCAAAGCGGCGGGCGGTCGGCGAGATCTCGGTAGTTACCGGGAAAAGCTCAAGTGCGCTGGTCTGCGGGTATGCCTGCTCATACTGGCGATTCAGTAATTGAGTCATCTGCTTAACAGTCCAGATACCGTAAGCATCCAGTTTTGCGGCGTCGACGCCCATGCCCTGCATTGCGACCTTAATTGCACTCTGTTCGAATGCATCTAATTTCATAGTCATCTGAAAAACTCCTGTTTGTGTATTTGGCTTAACGAAATGAAGAATATCATGAAACGTTAAACCGTCAAAGGTTTTTTTCTGGTGCAAAAATGGGGCCGAAGCCCCACCATTTATTATGCACCAGTGCCGCCGCCAGCCGCAGCAACCGGAGCCACCGCACCCTGAAGCACTTGCACTTTCACCAGGACGGTTCCATTTGCGTTTTTGGTGTATTCGCCAGTGTGTTTGTAGCCAGTTTTGATAACCCCGGCATCACCCTTCGCTACGGTGCCAGTTGCGGTAAAGGTAACGAAAGAACCGAACGCGCAATCTGCTTCTGTAACAGTGGCGTCTGCGATCGCCCAAATGCGGCCATGAGTCATAACGTTAACCGCGCTCTCATCGTCATACTTGCCTTCAGGCGAGTAGGATTGCGAGAACTGCGCGATACCTACAATAACGTCGCTCGCTGCGGTCGCTGGCTTAACGACCTTGTGGCCGTTGGAAACCGCGCCAGTGGAAGCCACCAGTACGCCAGCTTTGATATCGCCTTCAGCAACGCAAGTGCCGTCGATATTGTAAAGTGACGTATCAGCGATCTGCCCCGCTACAGCAATATCACGCTTGCGGGAATAAGAAGCTGGAATCTGTGCCATTTTGAATCTCCTGTTTATTTGGTCTGGTAGCGGCCCGAAGGCCGCAAATTATTAGCGGCGGAATTTTGCCTGCGGATCGATGATTTCGGTGCCGTCAAGTTTCGGTAAGCCGCCTTTGTCTTTCTGCTCGCCATCTTCTTTCTTGCCGAAGACTTTGGAGCGATTGCCAGCCATCTTATCAGAGTTGGCGATAAAGTCAAAAGAAGCGTCGATGTACGAATCTTCTTTATCAGACAGATCACGACCGTCTACCTCTTTGATGTAAGCAACTTTCATTGCCTTAACATCCAGGCCGTCACACTTGACGCCAGCGGCAGAAACAACCGCAATGACTTTCTGTTTTGCGTCTTCGTCGGCTTTGATTTTAGCAACGCGTGCGGCAACTTCGTCTTCAATGCCATCAACTTTGGCCTGAAGCGCGTCACGCTCTGCGGTGATGTTCGTTACCTGACTGGTTGCCGATGCAACTTGCGCGTCTAGTTTGGCAATGTAAGCGCCTACGTTATCGGCCACTTCAACATCTACGCCGTCAATTTTAATGATCATTGTTTTTGCTCCTTTGTGGTTTGAGTCGTCATCATAGGGGAATTCTTGTTCGCTATCAAGATTTAATTTCGCAATCCCGGCACGCCCACGGAACACCAGCGCGACGTGATTTACGCGAATCTTGGTTTGCACTGCATCAAAGCGAACCCAATCAGAGACGGAATCGTTTTTCATCTCTTCGAAGTTTTCCGGCAGGTCTTCGTCGAAATAATATTCGCCAGTTGCGTTGTTGCCCCAGCCTTTGCGATCGATATCTACCGAAGTGTAGCCCACGGATAACTCAGCCGCTACGCGCTTTTTGGCTTGCTCGATTGACTCGCCGTCGTAAATCATCACCGGAACAAGAACGCCGATCCCCTCTTCTTTGCCAGCGCCGGAGCACGAGCCAACGACCAGGCCTTTTGCGTTCTGCGCGTTCACCATCTTATGACCCAAAGTGATTGGCTTACCCTGGTATGAAGCCAGCGATTCAGCATCAAACACCTCAGAACGCGGGCGGAACTCGACTCTCGGCCCGGTTGGCGTCTGGTACGTTTGCGCACCGATACGCGCCACGATCGGAGTGTCAACCAGGAAGCCGTTTTCATCGAATCGGGCCTTTACCTTTACCGTGTCGAACCTTTGAACTCTTTTCATCATGATACCTCTACATTGTTAAAATCTGGAACCGCCCAGCAACGGCAACCGTACTCCTCGCCGGGGAAAATTCCGTCACCATTAACGGGGCGTCGCTTACCTTCTAACTTGATATGGCTTTCGCGCTCGCGGTCGTCCATCATACCGAACCAAAAGTAATGCGACACTTTAGCATCTTTTAGGCGCTGCATCATCAACATACTGTTAAAAGTTCCGATGATTCCGCTCGCCCGGTTGCGCGACCAACTACCATAAATGGCGTACCTGCCTTCGATGATTTCATCGATCTGCTGGCGAGACTTGCCGATGTTGTTGGCGGTTCTAACTTTAGTCGTCCAGTCAGCAACGATATCGCTTGCTAACTTCCTGATTGACGCTTCGGCGGAATCATGCCACTTATTTAGCGATTCCTGATACCAGTCTTCATACCCACCAGCGCCGAATTCTTTCAGGCGCATAACTGATTCGTTGTTCCGCCCGCCAGCCGCGATCGCAATTGCAAGCCACTGTTTAGAATTGAATCTATAGATAGTCAACCCAATGGAGGAAAGCGCCGCAATTACGGCGGAAAAGAACACGGTGGCCGATTCGCTGATATCGTCTTCCGCCTGGCTGATTTCCTCCGCCGTGGCGTCAAATTTCAGACGATCTAAGCGATCCCGCATTTCTACCACGAGTTCTGTCACCGCGTCCTGCATTGAGCGGGATAAATCCCGCTCGCTTGCTTCAGGATAACGCCAGCTTGGGATTCTGCCGTTAACTTTCATCATCCGCCTCCGTGTTGTTTAAGATCTCTGCGCTTTGCGTGCTGCCTGAACCAGCGGCGCGATCCGGAAGTTTTTTCTGCTTCGGAGCGTTGCCTTTTAGCTTCAGTTCAGGAATCAACGCCGACAGAGTATCACGCGCTTCGTTGGCGTCAATAACCTGGTCGGTAACGAGGCTGCGAGCCGCGTTGGCGTTCTTCTGGAAGATATCCGCTTTCTCCGCATCGGTAGGCAGCGACAACGGTTCGAACTCGACGCTGTATTCCTCCTCCGTTACGATGAACTGTAACAGGAATTCTAACAGCGGCTTGTAATCGTCATTGCGCTTGCGGTCAACCAGTTTGTAGAACGTCTGTAGCGCCGTGTTCTGGCTTGCACTTACGCCACCAGTGTTTTTGTTTTTTAGCACGATCTCGTGAATGCCTGACAGGGCGACAATCCGATCCATTTTCGCGGAAAGGAATTCCGGGATGCCTGAAATATCGGAGTTGATAACGGTGTACTCTTCGTCGTCCGCATCAATGCCGATCGTGTTTCCGACGCCGGAATTAGCATCAACCTGCGCCATGCGCAACCGGGCGGCGTACTCGCCTTCTTTGTCGTCGCAGATTAGCGCCAGGCCTTTCGCCTTCCAAACGCCCTGCTGCTTGCGCTTCAGTAGCTGCGTTGCCAGATATTCCGAATAGTCATAGTCAAGAATCGCTTCAATGATCGACTTGTTCAGCACCGAACCACCAGCGCCATTATTTAGCTTGCGCACCTTGTTGGTTACTCGCTCGCCGTCGATGTAGTGCATACGGGTATAATGCACCTTGAACGTTTGCCCGCCGTTTAGCGGCTTCACCTCGTACATTTTAGGCTTCCCGAATCGTGGGCTTCGTGGGCTGGTTTCCTCCTCTGCGACGGAAACGGAATCATGGTCGTAAACAACGATCGATTCGAGCGGCTTACCACGCTTCGCTGCCGAAGTCAACGCGCGACCATCGTTAACCATCGCCAGGACGTAGGAGCCACCATACAGCCGCGCCCAGCAAAGAGCATCGGTGATTTGCGGCTCCAGATTTAACCCGTCCCATTCCGATTGAAACTTGGTGTTATCTGAAATTCCGTTTAGCTGGAAGCCTGGAGCGACCATCTCTTCAGGGATCACGTCAACGATTTTCTTCGCCATGCCGTTTTCATGATAGAACTCTTCAACCTGCGACATTGTTCCAAATCTTGCCGCGATAGACGCGAGGGTTGACGCATAGCCAGCGCCACCATTAAAGATTTGATTATAGTCGTCCATCTTAATGTTATTCATATTTCAACCTTGTTTAAGTGTGGGCCGTCAGGCCCACATTATGTATTAGCGACCCAGCTTTTTCAATCCCGCAAGGCGTTTCATTCGCTCTACCGGATCGTCGCTCAGGTTCATTTCCAGGTTTGCGGCGTCAAACACGTTGTCGCAAATATCATCGTGTGGATGAGAATCGTCATATGTAAACGCGCTCATCTCCGCCTCAAGTTCTGCAACGAATGGGTGATTGTCCGGCAGCACGACACGCCCACCCTTGATGATTGGTTGCGCATCCATAGCGCGAGTGACCTTATCTTTATCGCGCTGCACAGGCACGATCTCGCCCATGCCGTTTACCGCCTTCGTTAAATCCTGGATTAGACCCGTACCGCTCGCCTTGTCTTCGATGTAGATTCGGCGAAGGTTTCCGCACTCCTTGTTCCGACGCCAGCACTGCTTGATGAACGCTTCGGCCTGAACGCGGAGATCTGGCGCTTCCCATTTTCCGCGAATTCCGTCAATGAAGTAGACGCGATCCCGATACTTGCCCCAATAGCACATTACAGAGTAGTCGTTTAGCTCCTTGACCTTCTGCGCGGTGTCCGCCGTGATGAACGTATATTCGAACTTGTCCGGGCGCGGCTCGTGCGCCTTGTCGGAATCGCCGTAATAGCGCCACCACTCCGACTTGAACACGTTACCACCCAGGGCGATTGGCTCCTGCTGATACTGCGAAAGGAACGTATAAAGATCGGCTTCGCGTAGCGCAACCAGGTTCTCGATCGATTCGTTCTCCTCCCAAAATGACCAGTATTCCACGCCGTCAATGACCACCGACGGGCCGGAAAGCACGTCGCGTTCGAACTCAGGTCGCAACCAGTCAGGGAGTGATTCGCCATATTCCCGCGTTACCATCGCCGGAATAACAATGCGATCGAAGTCGATGGCCATCCCGCCGCTCATCATGAACCAGGTGGAATCCTGCGCGTGCAATCTCTGCTGCACGGAAAGGATTGGCGTTTCGTCGCCTTTCTTCTTCTTCGCTCGACGGGATCGAATGGTGTTCTTCAGCAGCACGTGGTTTTTCTCACGCTTCACCTTCGAGAACATATCATCCGGTTTGTCGATATCATCCAGCGCGATAAGGCCGCTAAACCCTGGCGTCATGTACCCGCCACGCTTACCGACGATCTGACCGCCAGACGAACGGGAGACCATTTCCAGCCTTACGCGGTCGTTATCGTCCATTACCTGAAATTCATCGATCTGCTTGCGCCCGAACTTTGATGGCCATAGCTCCTGCCACTCGCTTGATGAGAAGATCTTAATCACGCGATCAGAGTTGCCTTTTGACAGGGCGTCACCCTGCGAGATCTGAAGGTTTCGAACCTTCCGGCACTTGAGATACGCATACGGCGCGAGGTGGATTGAAAACACCTCCGTCTTCGTGGAGCCTGGTGCAACGTTAACGATCGTGCTTTTGCGCTTCCCGGCGATAATTTCATCAACCGTGTGGCAAAAGTAGGAGTGATGCCAGTTCCACATTAGCTTTTCGCCCTGGATGATCTGGAACCAGATCTTCAGGAATAGCGAAAAGTTGCGCGTACTCAGCGCCTTAATTGCCAGCTTATCGGCTGGCGACAGGTCTTCCCAAATGATCATTTCGTTCATATCTGACCCTTACAGCTTATCAAGAATATTGGTCACTGCCTTCTCTAACTTCTCTTCGGTGATCTCGTTCTTATCCCCGGCGATAGCGTCGATGTTCAGCACTGGCGGCTTATCGATCCCCATCTCTTTTCCGACGAAAGAAGCGTTAATCATGCCGACGGCAGCAAGCTGGAATTTCTGCTCATAGATTACGGAGTCGATGAACTCCATAACGGGAGCGTAGTTGGGATCGTGGCGGTAGCGTCCAAGCGTTGACTGGTTCACGCCGCAAAACAGGCTTAACCCTGTGATCGTAAAAATGCGCGGCTTGTTCACTCCCCACTCGTTAACGTCGCCCTGAAACGTTGCCGTTTCCGCAGCCTTGATTGCGTTCTCTTCGGCCCACTGGAAGTAACGCTTTGCGATATCAAAAAATTGTTCCGGCGTCATCTCTGCTGTGCGCCCTAGTACCACGCCGAACTCCTTTTCATATAGCGCTTTGAAGTTCCCCTCAAAGTGCGATTTCGTTACGCGTTTTCTACGTTCTTCAGACATTTTGTACCCTCCTTCTATGTTGATTTGCGAGTATATCAGATTGCGGGCATAAAAAAACCCGCCGAAGCGGGTTCTTGTATCATATCAGTTTGTTTCGCCGATTCAGCGTCTTCTGTAGTTTCACAAATAGCTCACAGTCAACATACGGAAGCGGCGAAAAAGCAATTCGTTTTGCGATACCATCCGGATCGCCAATTTTTTCCCAACGTGCCGTTTTCTTATTGTACATCATGGCAGCAAACGTGCCTTCATGTACCCGCTTTGAAAGGCGCTCGACAAGATGAGCCGCGCCAACATGATAGCCTATGAACAGCATTAACAGTGCAATAATCAGAGTTAACATTGATTGACTTCCCTTATGTAGTTGATGTTGATTTTATGCGTATCCAGATTGACGCCGGATTGCTTTTTTGCTTTCTCCACCGCGTCGGCGGTGTCGTTCGCCTCAATCGTCATGCTAAACTCTTGAATGCAGGACTTGCAAAAGCCGCCCATTTTTCTCGCCGTGAGCATGATTTTATACTGCATCATAACCCCTTTGTAAATGCCCCTAAGCGGGGCCAGACTTGCGGATGTTTACCGCCTCTTGTGTCTACGTGGTTCAAGTTACCCGGTCAGCGCGAGCGCGTCAATAGGTCACTGAATCGTTTGGCTGTTTTTTATTCATACTCGCCATCCCTGCGACCGAATCGGCCTTCCAGGTAGCCAGCTATCCAGATAAACTGGCCACGAGTAACCAGCGTGTTGATTTGCGCCCAATGTTTATCGATCATCTTCGCAGCGACCTGATCGTAGGTCTTCTTGTCCTTCTTGATGGCGTCTTTTGTTTCTGCGGCCATCTGCTTTGCTATGCGCTTCACGGCGTTGTACTGCGCCTCATTCAGTCCGAACATTTGGCCCTCTCCCATTCCACCCAGGTTCCGCGAGCAATGAACACTTCAACACGCAGCGGACTATTGAAGTTTTTGTAGATGAAGATGAACCCTTTTTTGCTATCGGTCTCCACCTGCGTAACCGGGAACGCCAGCGGCTCGATTGTGTCGACCGACTCACTCATGCGGATACCCGTAATCGTTGCGCCAATCGGCATATCTTCGACTTTTGAGTATTCAGGCATACAATCGCACTCCTTAAATTTGCGCCAGCCAGAATGGCTTACAGGCGCTTTAAACGGTATTAGATTTCGTTAATTTTTTACGTGGTGGCAAGGTTCGCCATCTTTGACCTCGCCCCACGCCCGGCGCTTGTTCCTTTCCAGCTTTTCCGCCACCGCTTCAGCCAACTGCTCATCGCTGAATCCGGCGCGGCGCGTTGCGTCCCATACCAACATGAGGATATCGGCGAACTCGCTAATGTCATCCGGCGCTTCGGCGGCCTCGATCGCCTCTTTCGCCAGGTGCTTGAGCGGCCCGACTGGCCCGACGTTACCGAACTGGCGATCCGACCACTCCGCGTGCTGCGCCCGAATATTGGTGAACGGGTCGGCCTTCACTTCCGGCTCCGCCCGCAGGCATTGAAAGTCGCTCCACGTCTTCGGGTTGTGCTGCATCTCACGCAGGCTCGCTAAAGCGCCGTTGATATCCATGCCTTCCGGCCAGTTCACCTTGAACGCTTCAGGCTTGCGGAGATACTCGACAAGTTCGCCACCAAGAACGGTTTGCTGCATAATCGCCTGCTCTTTGGTGTCGCAGATGAGGCGGCGCGACTTGCGCCCCTCGTTGGTTCCAATGGTGTAGGTCAGTACCCAAATCTTGTTGCTCATTCTTCTACAACCTCGCATTCGTCTTTGCTCACGCTGATATTGTCACCAGCCTGGATAAATTCGCTATTGCGCGGGGCGATCACACAGTAGGAGCCGTCATTGAAGTGTCCGTCGACCTCAAGAACGTCTCCGATTTTGAGGCCGCATTCTTCCAGGGTAATTGAGCCGTCGCCGTTAAGAGTGTCGATTTTGGTGATTTTGATTTTCATTGCTGTAACTCCGTTTCGTTTCGATGGGGTAACTATACCAGCTTACCCCTGATCGGTTTTAGCAATTCGTGCTATTTTGCTGGATATCCATTTTGGCACCTAAGCGCCATATCACCACTTAAAATTGCGGGAGATAATCACGCTGCCAACGGCGGAAAGTGTAATCCAGGGCCAGCAAAGCACAGGATAAAGATCTTCTTTGTCGGTAGAATCCGCCGATTTCAGGAAGGCCCGCATGAGGAAACAGCCGCACGCATACAGGGCCAGAATAAGAACCACTAGGGCAATAATTGCGTAAATCATGATGTTTTTCCTTGTCTTTGATGGGGTTGCCATGCAGCAACCCCTGTTAGTGTTTGTGGTTCGTGCTATTGCTGGAGCTTTGCGAAAGCGTCGGCCATCATGCGCAAAACTCGCGCGTGATCTTCAACGTCATAGCCAGGTTCGGTGCGCATGATTTCCCGAACCTTCTCGATCGTGGCGATAGCCGCCTGAAGTTCACCAGTCAGGAACGCAACCTGCTTTTCAAGCTCCGCGATTCGTGAGAATGGTTCGCGCATAAACGATTCGCACGAGGCATCACTAAGCGCCCAGCCGATCCCGGCACGAATAACGGCGGTTAACAGCGGGTCGTCGTCTTTGGTGAAGTTGTCGGACGGGATCAGGTGTATGATTTGTGTGGTGTTCATGGTTAGGCTCCATCTCTTGTTAGTGTGGGGATAGTATGCACCATCCCCGGACGTTCGTTTTAGCAATTCGTGCTATCAAAGGGCGTCTAATTCAGCCTCAATGAATTCGTACCACTCGTGGCCGTTAACTGGATCGTGTTCGGTTCCATGCAGCCAGTCCGTATGCACGGAACAGAATTCGCCGGATTTATCGAAGTAGAAGTCGGCCCATGACCGCGCCCAATCGCCTACGCCAGCGAACGTGCCGAACTTGCGGATGTATGCGTCGGTGTATCCGCGCTGCTTCGCTATGCGCTTCAGTGCGCGAACCAGTAACTTGCGCTGCGACGCCTTCGATACTTTCCGCAGGTGGAAAAGCGCGTTTTCCGGCTCGCCACCAACACGGATGGTCAAGTCTTCGTCAGTATCCAGCGGGTTGACGATAAAATCATTAAGGTATCCGCCCTGGATTACGTACAATGTGCCTAGTGGTTCGTACACCTTGACGGCATCGAATACGCAGCCGATAAGGTGGCGCTCACGCTCGCGGGCCGCATTGACAACCATAAGTTTTACGGTGTTCATTAGCGGATCTCCTTCACCCGGTGGGATTCGAGAAGGTTGGTTACTTCACGGATGCCACAGTCTTCGAATTCCTCCTCGGCCCCTGCCGCCACCCTTAATCTGGTGAACCCAGCGTCATCGTCGATTGCGACTTCAATAACCTGCTCGCTCGAAAGCTCGATGTATGCACAGCCGTAGGAATTCAGTTCTTCCAGCAGTGCGATTAAATTGTCGTTCATTGCGTTGCCCCTGATTGGATTGTTTCACTTCAGTAACGCCACTTTATCAAATGACGTTACGGCAGTTTTAACAAAAAGTGCTATTCTTTTTCGCCGCTGAATGCTGCCCGATATCCACGGCGGAATCCTTTAATCTCAGACAGGCGGCATACGCTAATAATCATGCACAGCATTCCGATCGTCTGCCAGCCTACGTAGTCACGCAGGGCAAGGCCAACCAGGAATAAGGCCCAATAAAGCGCTAGTTTCTTTTTGCTTACTTTCATACTTTCACCTCAAATAAAACGTTGTTTTCGTATGGTCTATTGGCGTACATGGCGATCTTTTCGTCCGGCATACGGCAGGCTGGCCAGAATTCTTCGTCCTCCGTGGTTCCCTGGTCGTCCTGCAAAATCCAGACTTCATCAAGGCCGGGGCCGAACCTGGCGTCATACTCGCGGCCAGGCGTGAAATAGGTTGATAGCGGCGAATAGCCAGCGTGCGTACAGATAACTTTCAGCGTTTCCATTAGTAGATCCCGTTAGTCCAAACGTAACCGTGTTCGATTATCTCGCGCAGCCTAACCCTTTTAGGTGATGGGTTAACCCCGTCGCCGCCAGTGTAGAACCCTGTTCCATACGCAAAATGAACCTGCTTTGCGAACAGTCCGCCGCGCGCCTGGATGTAAAGGCGGTTGCGCATAGACAGAACTCTAAGTGTGTCGATCTGCTCGAATGGGTCGCCTTTTACCTTCGAGATCTTGCACATTACTGGCTTTTCGCCAAATTGCCCGGTTAAGCAGTGGCGATCGAAGTCTGATAAACGTATCATTTTACAACTCCAGTTGGTATAAGAACTTAATGCTGTTTTCGTAGCCAAAAGTATCACAAACGATCTTCCATGCGTCATCGTCGCTGATATCGCCAGCAACAAAACCTGGAACGTGAGCGGCTAGTGTGAACACATTTTCACCGTCAACCCAATGGTTATGGCTCAAATGGCAACCGCTGAATCGACCGTGGCGCTCAATGTGCAACCCTTCTCCGCTAGAGTGACGCTCGAACCAGAGAACGGCTACATTTTCGTTATCGTCAACGTGAATCATGACAATATAGCGGCCTACACCGATTGAATACTTCATTACATAAAGGTTGTTCGGTAATGGCTTGGTTGTGCGAATCATGGTTACTCTCCTTTGAGTCGATTAGCGAAAATGTGCCAAACGTGATGCTTCGGCGTGCGTTTCATTAGTTTGTGCGACTTGCGTGCCATGCGCTTATAGTCGCGCGAGGTCAACTTAACCGGATCTGCAATGAACGATTCGACGACCAAGCCTTCACCCAGGTATTCTGGCGACCACTCCATGAACTCCCTGCCAAGCTGAAAGCGGAAAAGGCGGGAGATGTGATTAGAGCCGTACAGTATCTCGCCGCGCTCGCCGTAGTAGAGCGCCCCGCGAATTTTGCCGTCATTGCCAACATGAAGCAGGTGAATGCGGGCCTTCTTGCCCTCAAAGTTGGTGCCGACGATGGCGACGACTGCGTTTTTGATGAATTTCTTCATGGTGAATCTCCGTTGTTTGGTGTATAGCTATTATGCCCGATCTCCTGACCGGGCGTTTAGCAAAAAGTGCTATTCAGAAACCGAGCGCCTCACGCTCCAGGATGTCCAGCGACGGGAAGCTGAATTTTGTAACGTGGTACGAGCCGCCCACATAGCCGGAAATGCTGATATTGTTGAACTCAACCTCAACACTGATAATCTTCATGTTCTTGCTGAAGGCGTACATTGCAAGCGCACGGTGCGCCCGCGCCAGGAATTCGAATTGGTTCATTTAAAGATCGCCCCTTTGATTTTGTTCCAAAAACCGAACGGATCGCGCTTCTTCTCCAATTCAATGATATCGTGATCGAAGAATCCGCGATGTTTGCCGCAAAGTAGCGGCTGCACGCCATCCGTCATAAGATCGCCAATGAAGAACCACTTGCCGCCATCCATGAAGTAAAGGCCGTGGCATACGCCTGGCGCGGCATGAGTTGCGGTATCTGGCAGGCTGTATACCCTGCCGCGAGATTTGAATTGCTGCATTATCCTGTCTCCTCGCATAATTTGGTCGTTAATCGACTTCGTGATAATTATGCCCAATCCTCTGACCGGGCGTTTAGCAAAACGTGCTATTTCAGGCCGCGAAGGTCAATCTTCGATTTTGCCCAATCAGGGAAGCGAGCCATTTCGCCCACCTGAACCATTTTGTTTCCGCCCGGCCCCTTATCCACCCATGAATCAGGCGAGTAGCTCAGTAGGCGAACATTTTCAACGGTCGACTCATAGGCCCAAATTGAGCCGTCGGCATCAATGGCAACCGTGTTGGCCCAAACTGGCACGTCAAGCGACTGCATATCGAACGTGCCAGGGATGTTAATCTGGAAGGCTACAACGTGGCGCTGCGTGATGGTCGCCACTACTTGCTCGCCGGATTTAACTTCGTGAATCATTGCGTTCTCCTTACAGGAACATTCCGGCCAGGCGCAGGCGGTTGATGATATCGTCACGCTTGACGCGGAGGCCGTCATAGTAGTCTTCGAGTTGGGGATCCCATGACGGCAGTTCAAGCATTGCTTTCATCTCATCGCAGGCTACTTTAAGCGCGTTGAAGTTCTGCTCGACGGCGCGACGGTGGGCTGCTGCGTTCAGTGCGTTGTTATGGTTGCCGATCATGTTTTTGCTCCTCTGTTTCGATGGGGTAATGATAGCGCATCACCCCGATTGCGTTTTAACAAAAAGTGCTATTGCTGTGGGATCTGGAAACAGAGCTCCCGCCAGTTGCGATGCTCGCGGCCAGTGTTGCCCAGGAAGCAGACTGTTCGCGCAATGTGGCCGTACTGCTCCGACCCGCGAAGCCACTCGCCCAGGTAGTCATTCGCGTCGTCGTCATCCGGCAGGCAGTGGCGCGGGCGCATCTTGAATGCGAAGACGTCGCCGTTACCGTCGATGGCAATATGGGTGGCCCCGCCCTGGATGGCCGTCTGTGCGGTTGCAGTCGTGGTGCTTTTGTCGATGCCAGCCAGGAAGTTAGAAAATTCGTTCATGGTCATGCTCTTTTGCTCCGGCTCCTGCTCAACCAGAATCAGTGTATCGTTGCCGACCATAGCGAAGAAGGTTTCTGCCGTCATGTTGGATTGACGGGCGATATTTACGCCAATCTTGCGCATCATCACTGCGCCATCTTCCAGCCAGTAGATCAGGCCATTAAGTGTGTTGACATATTCGCGAGATTTCATTGTGGTGCTCCGTTGTTCGTTTCGATGTGGTTACTATAGCAAGCCACCCCGATCGTGTTTTAACAAAAAGTGCTATTTGAAGTTGTGAACCTGGTTCCCGCCGCTGTGGTCGTCAATGTCAACGCCGTCGCAGGTGACGTAAAAGCCGCGAATGACGGTAAAGCGCCACTTGCCCTGCCAGTGGAAGTACACGCCGAATTCACGGCCAGGCACTGCCTTCGTCGACTCCTTCGGGATCTGAAGCCCAGCGAAGTTGCGGAGTTGAAGCGTTCTGTTAAAGCGTGGCATGGTTGATGCTCCTCTCGTTGGTGATGTGGGGATAATACCCGATCGCTCTGACCGGGTTTTACCAAAAAGTGCTATTGCGGATAGTCGAGGCTAATGATGTTGTCCGCCTCATCAAGCATCATCTGAAGCACGTTAGGCGCTCCGACGAACTCCGGTCGCGTCACTGCCTGGCCCGTTTCGGTGATGTGCTGGATGTATGACTCAGAATCTGGAAGAAATGCCATCAAAAGCAAGTCACCTGTAACGCATTCTAAGGCGCTCTGATTTTCTGCCTGTGATGCATTGATTACTGCGTCGATAACGTCCTGCTCGCTTACTGGCTCGCTTCCCAGGCGCATTGGTGCCGCCGGGTCGCGCTGGTCTTGATAGAGTTTCATACCTTTTCCCCTTTGATTCTGGCTTTCAGTGCCATCGTGTACCCGTTGTAAAGCAAGCCCTTTGGCATCACTTCGTCAACGATCGATAAAACCCGTTCCCGTTCAGAGTGAACGCCCTGCTGCCTGTAAGCATCGGCCTCCAGCTCACGCCCCGCGCTATCATCGAACTCAGTGGAAACGATGATTAACCCGGCCCCCAGGCTCACGCGCAAGACCTCGCCAGGCTCCAGGAGTTTTAGCAGTGGTCGGCGGAAGTGGTTATCGACGGGATGCACGCCGAATTTTTCCGTGAACTGATCTGCTGTCATCTGGATACGTCGCCCGCCATCCAGGAAAATGCGCCGGATCTCCTTCGAGCGGTTTCCTTTGAACGTGCCTTCTGCGACCCGGCCAGCCTGGTGATTACCTTCCGGCTCCCCGAACGTGATCGATTGCAGCCATTCATGGTAAGCGGCTTGCTTTTCTGCGTCGTACTGCATCCACTCGGACACATCGACTTCTTCGAACTCATAACCTTTGTATTGCATGTTTCTCCCCCACATTTGCGGCGTTTGTTGGTGTTTGGTAAGGCGAGATTACCCCACGCAAGCCTTGCTGTCAAAGGGTTTGAGCGTGTTGGGTAAGATTGGTAAGCCACCACCATATATACCTATACCACCAGGCGGCGGCGGAACATCTAAAATTTATGGCTCTCGCAAGATGATTCCGGTAGCCATGCCGGGAGAAATCTTACCAAACATATATAGACAGAGAGAGTAATAATAATAATATTGTTATTTATCATATACTTATATATCTATTATAGGCTTATATTGGTCACTTTTTGTGCAATTTTCAGGTAAGATTTTTCCTCCCCCACATTCCCACACGACGTAAATGTTGGGGAAACACAAGGCACGTTTTGGCAGGATTCGAACGGCGAATTATGTGCATGGTGCATGCATCTATGCAATTCGTTGCACATCATGAAACACTCCATCATCACATTGCGCAGAATGAAACAATCACAATCAATCATGAATCATCAAAAGTAATCACCAGGTAATCAGATGCAATCACAGCCTATTCCACTATTCCAGAATAAAGGAATAATCGACAATCGGAGGAATAGCACAAATAATCAAAATCTGGCTGGTGGGATCGGGTATAGTCATCACATCAACCAGTCAGGAGCGAACACGATGCAAACTTGCAAATACATCACCAAAGCATTCGCCTACAAATCAACCAGGATCGCAGTTATGCACGTGTACACCAAAAAGGATGGCGACCAGTACAAAATCATGAAGCACTGTATCAACTACGTTCGCGGTAAAAATGTTGAATCGTGGCGTGTCATGGGTAGCGCTTGCACGTTCACTGATTTGCGCGAGTGCATCGGCAAGTTCGAAACGCTGGTCAACTCCCATCGCAAGGCGACCGGGAAAGAACCGATTAAATTCACCGTTGAGGATTAAAAGCAATGAACAAGCAAGAGCTATTCGATCGCGTTGACGCCTTCATTTCGACGCATGGCTATGTGCCTGTGAATGTGCGCGTTCACTTCGATAAGAACTACGGTCTGGACAGGCAGACGGTCAGTCTTTGGCTTGTGGGGAAATACAGCGCCGACGAAACGCTTTGCATGGGGATTGATGCCCTGTTTCTGAAACGATACTACAGCGCTGAACGGGCAGAAAAAGATGCTTCGCGGTTCCGCGCCCAAATCAAAAAGGAGTACCAGAAATGAGAATCTTTACCCGTAGTAAGTGGGCCGTGGTTGAGGCGGCGGCGGAGCACAACGAGCGCAAGCATGTGGAGCGCGTTACCGATCGTGCCACTCAACGCTGGCATGACTACCAGGCCGTCAAAGCGATGGTCGGCCAGTGCCTGGAGTTCGGGGATTCTGGCGAGTTCACTATGAACATTTGGCACGAAAGCGCGGCGCATTATCCCCAGCGCGGGATATGGCGATACGGTCATACGGAGTACGAAACCACACGCGCGACAGTCACATTTGGCGATCACATTCAGGCCGTGATTTACGGTGATGAAGTTCGGTTCCGCCTGGTGTAAATAGCACTTTTTGTTAAAAGCCCCGCGTGGGCTTTTGCTATTATTACTTCATCGAAACGAAGCAGACAAAGAGGCAAACATCATGAAACTGAAGCGCGAATCAATCAAACTCGGCAACGAATACAATGGCAAATGGAATTTCGTAATCATGGATTCCGATGCAGATAAAATCGAAGCCGTTGAAGAAGCGCTCTGCGAAATGAAAACTGGCTTCTCTGTCGGCGGCGAAGAGAAAACCTGGGGCGACTACTGCGACCAATGCCCATGCTATGATGATGGCTATGGCTCCGGCTTCTGGATTGAGATCGAAGATGTTCCGGCGTTCAAAGAAGCATACAAAGCCGCTAAAAAATCCATCAAATAAGCACGAATTGCTAAACGCCGGGCCGCGAGGCCTGGTATCATTACCCCATCGAAACCAATCAGGAGAATCAACATGAAAGCATTTGCTGAAGTCGTAATCGGTGACAAAATTCAATATGGCGCAAGCGACCTGTTCCGCACCGTCACCGATATCGAGAAAGGGCGCGGCGTTAACGGGCAGACCGTTTTCATCGTGCTTGACGGCGTGGCGCGCTTTGCGGTTGATGCTCGCGATTGGGTATTCTGCATCGAGAAGGGTAGCGCATGAGGAAGCGTAGGGCCGGGGAGGTGGTTTGCACCTG